GCGAGGGGGAGCTGGCGCAGTGCAATACATCTCTCCACCTATGGTGGTCACCCCTTTCCAGGGGGTGGTCATTGTTGGTGGAGAATCTTAGGGGAATTAACCCCTAGGGACGAAGGGAGCTCTGGTGCTTGTTGGGTACGGTTAGAAAGAGGTCGATCCCGTTCTACGGGTCGACTTATCGCTACCGGACGGAGTTGGCGGGTTCTCCCCCACCTCCGTGGTCCACCAAGAATCTTCTCGATTCTGGAGATTGGACCGCCTTTCAAGGGACTCAGGTGACTGAGTCCGAAAATCATGGGCACTGGCGGACTACGTGGCGCGAAGATGCGCCGCGTGTGTTCGTCGAGGTGCCTGATCGTGGAGGCGACTTCACTACCACAAAGAGATTTGTCCAATCACCGGTAATTCCGGTGAATCAGACAGTCTCCTCGGGGTGGTATGTCAACACAAATTTCCAGACGATTCGCAGCACCTATCAAGGTGCTATTCGACCGTCTGGGATTGGCGGCAATGGTTTCACGTTTCCTCCCTCGGCTGCGAGTAGTGATACTCAACTGTCGAGGATAGGGACGGAGGCCATTGCCAATTGTGCTCCAACGAATTCTGTCGCGAACCTTGCGACCGCACTTGCGGAACTCTACCACGACGGGATCCCGAAACTAATGGGATCTCAGTTATGGCGGAATAGAACCCGTTCCCTCAAGGCTTTGTCAGCCGATACGGGGGACGAGTATCTTAACGCTGAGTTCGGTTGGAATCCACTCGTTAAAGACATCCTGGATGTTACTCAGGGTGTCCTTGAGGTCGATAGACTAGTCAATCAGTACTATCGAGACTCTGGGCGGATTGTTCGACGACGTCATGTTTTTCCACCTGTCATCACAGAGGTTAACCAAGATGTCTTTTCGGGAGTAAACGTCGCCTTAGTTGGCGGCGCCCCGTTGGACGCGTTGGCCTCGGTGAGGAACCAAGGAACAGTTGTCAGGAATCGCGTAACAACGATTCAGCGCTGGTTTTCCGGTGCCTTTACTTACTGTATCCCCGAGACTTTGGGGACGCAGCTGTTAGGGCACAAGGCGACTGCGCTTAAACTTATGGGGGTGGAACTAACCCCCGAAGTTCTCTGGGAACTGACTCCTTGGAGCTGGGCTGTTGACTGGTTTAGTAACTTGGGTTCGCTAATCACGAATCTAACGTCGCTAGCCTTCGATGGTCTCGTAGTGAGATACGGGTATGTCATGGAGCATTCGATTGTCCGTGACACCTATATCCACATTGGGCCTACCGGGTTGAAGGACCCGAGCGCCTTCTGTGAACCGTACGTCTTCGTCACTGAGACGAAGCTCCGGCGGCGAGCTACACCCTTTGGTTTCGGCTTGGACCTGTCGTTTCTGACAAATCGGCAGAGAGCCATCATGGCGGCTTTGGGACTTTCCCGAATCCGCTAATGGGTGTGTGTACTGTTCCATTTCGTCAACAGGGGCCCGTAAGGGCCCTAGGAGTGATGCCTATGGCGTTTACCGATCCACTATCCGTCACGATTAATGCCGTGACCACGCCCTTGCCGAAGACTTATTCGGCAGGAAACGAGTCACGGTATACATCCGCTGACGGGCTTATCAGCATTTCCGCTAACCATACCCTTGTGAAACAGGGTCGGGAGCGGCATCTGCTGCGGATCGATCATTCGAAGCTTACTGCTAACCCGTTCGACACGTCGAAGAATACGAAGGTCAACATGGCATACTATGTCGTGTTCGATCTTCCTCCGGCGGGTTACACGGATGCGGAAGCTATGCAGGTGTATCAGGGCTTCAAAACCCTCACATCTGCTACTTCGGATGCGCTCGTCACCAAGCTTCTTGGTGGCGAGTCGTA